AAGTGGAATTGTTAATCTATCTGGTTTCTTCAAGATATTAACAGTTGATGGTTATGATTTTGGAATTAAAACTTCAGTAACTGACGAGCCTATTTTAGAAGATAGTTATCTTGCAGCCGTTGGTTATTTTGAGCCTGCAAGATTTAATGATGCTAGATCAATCAGTCCGACTGAATTTGCAAAATTAAAAGTTGGAAATCGATTATTTCTTGATGTTGACGAAAATGATCGTTGGGAAGTATTGGAGAAAATTAATTCGATTTACTCAAGTAACTTGATTGACGAATACGGATTCACACAACCAGTTAATGCCGGAGTTGCAGTACTTCAATTAATAATTAGAAATCAAACTATCGTATCAATCCCTGGATCGAATGCGGTTGTTGCATATACCGATACCTTTGATGGCAAATTACGCAGCTTTCAGACCTTAACAGCACCGGACTTTCTTGAAACTAGATTGTTAGGTAAATTTGGTTATGTATTAAATGCAACACCTGATGAGAAATGGCTATTCGTTGGTTCTCCGTTAGTTAGTGGTGTTGGTTCTAGATTCCAAGGAGATTTCTCTACAACTGCATTTTATAATCAAAATGACATTGTAATATTTGCAGGGAAATTATGGAGAGCATTGCGTAATGTTAATGGCGACGGTAGTTCTATTAACGTTTACACTCAAGATTGGGAAATTGCTACAAATATTCTTGCAGACACATATAATAGCATCTATGTTAATACCAAGTACTATAGAAAAGGTTCAATAGTACAATACGGATCTTTGTCTTATATTGCATTGCAAAATACAACCGGTCGTTTACCGATTGATACTGCTTATTGGGCAATAACTACAGCAGGTAATGCGGGCTATATTAAACAAGGGGTTGTAACAGTATATCAGTGGAAAAATGAACAGTGGACTGAAAAAGAAACATTTGTAAGTCCAAGACCACAACCAGAAGAAAAGTTTGGATTTAGTATTTCTTCAGCTGTATTGGCTGACGGCTCTTATCAATTGGCAGTTTCTGCACCAGGAGCAACCAACAACACAGGTGCAGTATATCTGTACAAGCTAAACAGTACTGATCCATTGTTGCCAGAGTGGGAATTGATTGAAGACAGTACTTACCTTGGTATCTACGATCAAACGAGATTTTATCCAGCTGGGTCAATTGTTTGGTACGGAAATAAATTATGGAAGGCATTAGCTGACAACAACGGCGACGGCAGTTCGATCACAGTTAACTCTGCTGATTGGATTGAGATGTCAGACACTATAACGCAAAGTTCGTTGCCAACAAGTGCAGCAATTATAGAAGACGGACCAATCACAGAAGTTGGTATTTTAAACGGTACCACATTTAGACTTCCGGAAATTGTTAAAGCAGGAGACGAGTTTGGACATTCGATATCTCTAAGTACTGACGGACTTACTCTTGTAGTCGGATCTCCGTATGGCGATGAAAAATCGATCACAAACTATAAAGGCGTTTGGGTATCATACCAACTATATACCAGCGGCGATGTTGTAAGATACAACACTGAATATTATAGAGTAACTGCTTCTACCAGCATCAACGATATTCCGGCAACTTTAGTTAATTGGACATTTATTAATTTTGCTGACTCTGATAGTGCAAGTAAAAAGTTTGGTAAGCTGTTTGTCTACAAACGTAATTCGATCGGAGTGTATCAGCTATTTCAAACAGTAAGTAATTCTACTATTTCGTCAATTACCGATATCGGCCTAGAAGTACTAGAAGCAGGCGATCGATTTGGCGCTTCAGTTGATACTAACAAAGATGGTACAGTTATCATTGCTTCTGCACCATTTGGCAATATTAATTTTGCCGACAACGGTTATGCTTATGTTTTAAAATACTCATCTACTGAAAACAAATACAAGCTTACTAATAAATTTTCCGGTATCGAATCTTCTAACTTTGAATTGTTTGGAACCCAAGTTAAAGTAACCGACGATGCAGACAAAATTGTTATTTCTGCACAAAATTCTATAACAAAACTTAAAGTTAAGTTTGATAATAATTCTACAACATTTGATAAAAAGACAACTGGCTTCTTTAAAGAGCAAGGTAGTACCGGTAGAGTTTATGTATATGAACAACAATTCACAGAATACTTCCTTGCTGAAGAATTAGATGCTACATTTATTGCAGATGAATCTTTTGGTTCTTCTTTAGATGTTAAGAACAATACTATTGTTGTTGGATCGCCTACTTATAAAGTTGGCGGTTTGCCGTTTGGACAAGTTAGAAAATTTAAAAAGCAACAAGGTGAGTTAACATGGAATACAATTGGCGCACAACCGTTACAGGTTAATATTGGTTTACTAAAAAGTATTGGAATCTATGATACTGATAAAAACGAGCTAATCAGCGATATTGATATTGTTGATCACTACAAATACAAGTTTTTAGGAATTGTTGAACAAGAACTTGATTTTAAAGTTCCTTATGATCCTGCAATTTACTCGTTCGGTACTGACGAAGGTGTGACGGTTGACACTGGCCAAACTTGGTACGAAAAAAATGTTGGCAAAGTCTGGATTAACATGAAAAATGTTAAATGGATAAACTACGAGCAAGGAGACATTGCTTATAGAGCCGGGCATTGGAACGAACTTGCTAAAGGAGCAACCGTTGATGTTTTTGAATGGGTTGAAACTTTAATTGTACCTAGCGAATGGTCTACAATTGCCGATACTACTGAGGGACTTTCACTTGGTATCTCCGGACAGCCGTTGTATCCTAACGATACTTCTTATAATACAAAGATAATATACGATGAAGCAACAGGTACTGTTGCAAAGAGACTGTACTATTATTGGGTTAAAAATTCTGCAAATATTCCAGATGTTCCGGACAGAAAATTATCGACCGCTGCGGTTGCATTATACATTACTAATCCAACTACTGCGGGTATTCCGTTTGTAGCAATGATTGATGAAAACAAATTCCTTGCATACAATTTTGAAAAATATCTACCAAGCACACCTGGTACATTTAACTTTAAATTTTATAAAAATGACAGTCGAATTAATCTAGTCCATCACGAGTACCACTTATTAACTGAAGGTGTTGCAGGTAGTGTACCTACAACTAATCTTGAGAATAAGTGGATTGATAGTTTAATTGGCTACGATGTGATTGGCAATACTGTTCCTGATCCTGCGTTATCACCAAAGCAAAGATATGGCACCGGCTATCGTCCAAGACAGAGCATGTTTGTTAACAGACAAACAGCACTAAAAGTATTCATTGATGAAGTAAATTCAATTTTAGAAACTGATTCATTCGCTGATATTATTGATTTTACAACGTTGAATTCAATTGACGAGATACCTAATTCTAAATTAAATCTATATGATATTACATTAGATACATATGCAGACCTAATTACTGTTAACATTGCAAGGATTAAACCTGCACTAATTAAAGGAAATTTAGTTGACGGCAAATTAACATCGATTGATATTATTGATGCTGGATTTGGTTATCGTGTTGCACCCCCAGTAGTTATTACTGGAACTGGAACTGGAGCATCTGTTACATTAACAATTGATAATTCGGGACGTGTTTCTGGATATAAAATTAATAATGCTGGTAAAAAATATGACTCGGTTACATTAACAGTAAGAGCATTCTCTGTACTAGTTAACAATGATGAAACATATAATAACTATTGGTCTGTGTATCAATTTGATAGCAAGAGTACGTCATTCTTTAGATCGCTGACGCAAGATTTTGACACTACTAGATATTGGTCTCTAAAAGATTGGTGGGCTATGGGCTATGGCAGTTCAAGCAGAGTAGTTGAAGAAATTCCGGGTACCTATTACGAGCCACAGTTAGCAAGAACTATTGAACTTAAATTAAATGATCTAATTAAAATTACCGAATATGGTAATGGCGGTTGGGCAGTATTAAAGTTAATCAATGAATCTGCAACTACTATTAATGAAAAATATCAAATAGTAGGTAGACACAATGGTACATTTGAATTTTCATCACTGTTGTATGACGAAAGTATAAATGAAATCGGATATGACAATATAGGTAGTTATGATTCTAATTCCTATGATAGACAGCCTGTTAGTGAAACTCGCAATATCATCAAAACAATTCGTGATGATATTTTAATTAACGACTTAGCGGCTAGATGGAATCAACTATTCTTTAATAGTGTTCATTATATTTTCTCTGAGCAACTATACGTTGACTGGGCATTTAAAACAAGTTTCTTAAATGCAATACATCGTGTGGGTGGCCTAGATCAGAAAACACATTATAAAAATGATAATCTAGAAAGCTACGAAGAATATCTAAAAGAAGTTAAACCATATAGAACTAAAATTAGAGAATATACAAGTAGCTACGATCATTTAGATAATACAAACTCTGCAATGTCAGATTTTGACCTGCCTCCTTACTACGACGAAGTTGAAGGTAAATTAGTTCCTGTTAAATCTAACAATGAATTATTAAATACCTATCCGTGGAAAGCTTGGAAAGATAACAATACATTTAAAATAACTGATATCGTAGTCTATGACGAGGGTAGTGGATATATTAATACTCCGTCAGTTGATATTAGTGGCGGCGGAGGACAAGGGGCAAAAGCACAGGCATTTACATCAAATGGTGTAGTCACCGGAGTAGTTGTAACTGAGCAAGGTTTTGGTTATACATCTGCGCCTACTATTACACTAGTTGGTGGATATCAAACCAGCGGAACTGAAGCAAAGGCCACAGCATTTATTGGCAACGGAGTTGTGCGTTCGTTTGATGTTACTATGAAATTTGATAGAATTTCTAAAACTGGAACATATCAAAATTTCTTTAAAACTGAAACTATCACAGCCGACGGACTTACTGCAATATACGATTTAAAATATCCACCAACCACTGATAAATCTAAGATTACTGTTTCAGTTAATGGATCACTATTGTTGTCAAATGAATACAACATTATGTTGTTTAATGACGTTATAGACGGGCTAACTGTTCTTAAAGGAAAACTTGCTTTTACTAGTACACCGATTGAATTGTCGACTATTACTATATCATATGAAAAGAATGACGATATTTTAGACAGTATTGACCGGATTAACAAACATTATGTTGCCAAAGACGGCATGTTAGGAAAAGATCCTAAACAATTAATGACCGGCTTAGACTTTGGCGGTGTAGTTATACAGGGCAGTTCTTTTAACTCAACTGGCGGTTGGGATGCCCTGCCTTGGTTTAGTGACAGCTGGGACAGTGTTATTCCTAATGCAGACTACTATATAGTTGCCGACGGAAGCACAACAAGTATTACGTTGCCATATACTCCGTCAGTTGGTCAGGCCATTAACATTTATATTAAGCGTGGAGATTTTTCTACACTACCAGATAAGACTGGTAGATTTAGTAGAATAGATGATCCTTACTTTAATTTATATGACGGATCGACTATACAAGCTAATGGTAATAGTGTAGCAGCCGAAGGCGCAATAATGAATACATTTATTGGCAACGGTGTTACTAAAGAAATAAACCTACCATATAGTCTACATACACAAGCTGGTGATATTTTAATCTTTAGATCTAGCGATAGTGACGGTACTGTAAGTATTACTGATACAAACGTTCAGGACACTACATTATCCGGTGGTAATTTATCTAACATTAATAATGCATATTCTACCGCTAATGGCCTAACTGCTGACGAAATATCCATTAATGGTGATACATTTATTAGTCCATATCAAGTTCCTGCTCCGGAAGAAAATGTTCCCGGCCAGGTGCTAGATTCTGTATCTATTAAAACGTTCCAACGTACAAGCACTGGTGCTGCACAGGTTAGAAGTGTTGTCAAATATACAGACGGTGCAACTAAAATTTTTAAAATTGGCCACCCCATTCTTGAATCGAAGTCAGTTATTGTATATGTTGATAAGATTAAGCAAACTCAAAGTTTAGATCCTTATAACATAACCTATGATTATTATCTTAACTTAATAGATCAACAAATTGAATTTAATGTAATTCCGCCAGCAGGAAAGATTGTAGAAGTTGTTACTATCGGTCCGGGCGGATACCAAATTCTTGACTATGAAGAATTTGTAGGCGACGGTACAACTACGTTATTTTTAACAAGTGCAAGATTTGAAGATACTCGTTATATTCTAGTCACAGTCAACGGAATTGAGTATCCAGCAAATTTCATTACTTCTAAAGGATTATTAAATGACAAAGATAATACTGTAATTCAGTTTGCCGTTCCACCTGCATTTAGGGAGTCAATTAAAATATTAGTACTAGCTGATAGTATTGAATCTGATAGTTCCGGACAAAGTGTTATTAGGATCAATGAACAATTCATTGTGCATGATGGAAGTACAATGATTTATAATTTGGATAAATTTGTAAATCTGGATAGAAGTTCAGCAGCCGGTAACATGATAGTTGAAGTTAACGGGCGATATATTGATTCTGCCGATGCGCTATTCTTTAAGTATGACGGAATTAATAATTCTATTATCATTGGACAAGATCCTCTATACAATCCTGGTAGTATTGATGTTAGAAATATTAAAGTTTATATTGATGAGCAGCCAATTGACTTTATTAGACAATGGAGCTTCAATGGTATCGATAATCGATTAACAGTGCTTACAGAATATTTAAAACTTGGAGCAGAAATAAGAATAGAAGTTCAACGAGATGACTTTTATCGAGTTGAAAATGATAATCTACGTTTATTGCCATCGTTGACAATAGCAGCCGGTGATATTATTAAAGTAACATGGTTCAGTGAATATCCAACAATGTCAATTATCAAAGATAGATTTCCGGGAAATCGAGGAGTCTTTAAATTAAGACGACAGGTTGATAATTTTTCAACAGTATGGATTTACAAAAATGGTACAAGATTGACTCCTGATGTTGATTACTCAGTTGACATCAACTTTAGTTTTATTAAGTTAAAAAATTCTGCGTTAGCAACAGACGCTATTACATTGATTGTATTTGGACAAAAAGATTATGAATTGCCTATCTCTTATGAAATTTTTAAAGATATGCTAAACGTTAATCATTATAAGCGTTATTCAATCGGCACAGTAAAATTAGATCAGCCATTGAATTATTACGATACTGAAATTATTGTGAATAATGCATCTGATCTAATTACGCCTGATCTGCCAAATAGAGTACCTGGCATGTTGTTAATCAACAACGAACGTATCGAATACTATACTAAAACAGGTAATGTCCTGGGTCAGTTGACTAGGGGAATTCAAGGATCTTCTACACCAGAAGTACACGCCGCAGGAACTGATGTTGCCGATGTATCGGTAACTGAAAGTTTACCGTATCGTGAATATCAAGAAAAAGAAGAGTTTATCAGCGATGGTAGTAGTTTATTAATTGGACCGTTAATGAATACCCCAGTAAAGGCTACTCCGACTACATGGTATCGATCATCAATTCCTAGTAACTTTGGACCAAATCATCAGTACGAAGTGTTTGTTAACGGAAAACGTTTACGTAAAGATCCGTATGCGCAATACTTGGAAAATAATGGATCTTATAGTCCAGCAGCCGATATTAATGTTGAAGCAGAGTTCTCCGTTGACGGAACTACAGCATATATTAGACTTACGTCAAAAGTACCTGCAGGAACCAAGATTACAATCATTAGTCGTAGCGGTAAAATCTTCTACGATAGTGGGTTAACGACACCTGCATCGGGTGCTTCACTAATTTTAAACGATTCTGTGGTCGCTAAGTTTTTAAGAAATAAGCGCACAAAATTACCAGAATAAATACACTGTGAGAAATATTATGTCGAACAAAGAAAATGAAAAAATTATGACTAAACCGAACGAAACGCTAGGCTTTCATATTGAAGGCCATATTAAAATATGGGATCCAGCAACTGGTGAAATATTTCGTGATAAACGAAATGCAATTCATTATGAAAATATGAGCCAGGCACTAGCCCAAAGCTTATCAGTTCAGGGCAAGGGCACTGTTTATCAAATGGTATTCGGAACCGGCGGCACAACTGTTGACCCTACTGGGCTGATTACTTATCTAACTCCAAATACTACAGGTACTAATTCTAGTCTTTATAATCAAACCTACGCCAAAGTAGTTGATCAAAGTGCTAAAGAAAATTTGGATCCTGTTAGAAATAAGATGGAAGTTAGACATATTAGTGGTGCAACTTATTCCGACATTATTGTAACTTGTTTCTTAGACTACGGAGAACCTTCCGGACAAGAAGCCTTTGACAACAGTCAAACGATGGATGGTAATTTTATATTTGACGAACTTGGATTAAAGGGATTCGATGCAGCCGGTAACGGTAAGTTGTTAACTCATGTTGTTTTCCATCCAGTTCAAAAATCTTTGAACAGACTGATGCAGATTGATTACACTGTACGTATTCAAAGTTTAACTGGTTTTAACGAGGTATAACATGCCATATATTGTAACGTTTACTGAAAAAGATCAAAAGGTACCTATTACTGTATATGACAATACGTCAAATACTGATACCTCTATTACGCTGCCTGGCCGTAATGTAACCGGCTATGGGCAAATTATTGCAGAAAATTTTATTAGATTGTTAGAAAATTTTGCAGGACCGGGAAGACCGACCAACCCCGTTGAAGGACAGTTGTGGTATAACACAACCAACGAGCAATTACAGATATGGGATAATGTTGACTGGAAAGCAGCTAGTAATATTCAAACTAGTGTTGCTACACCAGATGCAGCGGCTAGTAGAAAAGGCGATTTATGGGTTGATACTAATAAACAACAACTTTCTATTTACTCCGGCAACAAATGGATATTAGTTGGTCCATATGTTAGTACAATTGACGGAAAACGAACCGGACCTATTGTTGAAACTATCATTGGATCGGATAACTTAGATAAGACAGTAGTAACGTTTTATATTGATGATTCTCCTATTATGATTATCAGCAAGGAGCAATTTTATCCCAAAGCAGATATTGCGGGATTTACAGCACAGGGGATTAAACCCGGAATCAATATTACCGCAGAAACATTTGTAACAGGATTTCCAACTAGATTACTGGGAGTTGCTACATCGTCTGAAGCACTTAGAGTTAACGAAGCAGATGTTGCTGCATCTTTATTTTTAAGATCCGACGCAATTAACACCACCGAATATCAACTTAATGTTCGAAATAATTCTGGTATTACAGTTGGTGCTGATAGTACATTTAATATTTTAAGTGGTTCATCGGGCGGCAAACTTTATAATTCGTTGGCCGGTGGATCAATTGACATTCAAACATCTAAATTAGGTTTGCCAGCTACGATTCTTCGTGTTAAAGAAGATAATGTCGGCATTAATACACTTGAACCACAAGCGTCCTTGCATGTCACTGGCGATGCAATTATTACTAATGTAGTTAATTTAACCAGCGCAACTGATGCAGTTAACGTCAATAGTGGAGCATTACAGGTCACAGGCGGTGTTTCAATTAAAAAGAAATTAGTAGTTGGCGGTAACATTGATTCTCAAAGCACATTATCTACAAGAACAATTCTACCAGCCGTATCTAACACCTACGATATTGGAACAAGCGAACTTAGATATAACAACATCTATTCTAAAAAAATAACAGCCCAAGAGTTTGATGGTGCATTTACAGGTAACATTTCCGGTAATGCTGATACTGCTAATGCATTAAAAAATACAACAACCTTTAAATTCAAAGGAGCAGTTACATTAAAAACTGACGTTGTCTTTGACGGATCTGGAACAGCAACTGTCAAAGAGTTTGATACTGTACTGTCGCTTGACTTTATTGCTAATCAGAACACCCTAAGTACTTCGACTTATGATACTAGTGTATTGGTATATGTTCCTCGTTCATTGTCATCTAATAAACTTGGAAAAATGACTCGAGACGACTTTGTTGGAGAACTAGGAGTCCCCATTGGTACAATTATGCCATTTGCTGGTGACATTGTGCCTAAGGGTTATTTGTTGTGTGACGGTAGTGAAGTTTTTAGAAATCAATATTCTGATTTGTATAATCTTATATTAGACAAATATGTTCCTAGTGGATATGTATGGAAATCAGGATCGGACTATCAAACATATTTTAAATTACCTGATCTTCGAGGTCGATTCCCACTAGGCGCAGACAATATGTCTAATGGATTAACAATAGCATCAACATCTGTTTCGGCAGGTGGCGGCTCAGTTAATCGCGTATCTGGTACAGAAGCAAGTAGACTAGGCGGATCATCTGGTCAAGCTGCCTATGGATTAACAACTGGTAATTTACCGCAGCATCAACATGATATGAGAGGTGTACGTCCAGACGGAACACCAGGCGAACAGTACTAT